ATGATAGCTGGGTCTAAATCATTTTATCGTAAAGAACACGAAGGTGATTTAATCGTATTTAATGCCAATGTGGTTATGCCTCTATTCGGAAAAGTGTGGCACGGTGATTTAAATCTTACAGAAGATTATTTAGTATTACGAGAAATTGCAGAGTGTTTAGATACTACACTTCATATCCTTTGGGAAATGTCAGGTAGGTTTGGAGAAGAGAATAGACCATTTAAAGAATTGATAAGTGATGAAGTTTGGAATACAAATGACGAAATACCAACTGGAGAATGGTATAGAGAAAAAATGGATAAAAAATGGATAAGAAAATAAACCTGTAAAGGAATTAATTGTTGGTGAAAGTGTAGATTACTTTCTATGGATATTTGTATCTGAGGATAAGGTTGAAGAATTTATTAGTAAGTATAATTTAAAACAACTGTAGGAGAAACAATGGAAAAACCTAATCAAACACATTGGGAAGAATTACGAAAGCGAGCAATGGAAAACTATTATAAAATGGCAGGTCAATATGGAGAATATAATACTTTCATTGAAGACGCCATAGATAATCATACAGAAAAAGAGCCTGATATATATTGGGCTGAAGGTTTTTTAAGTGGTGCTGGAATGGTAGCTTTTATGGCTGCTTTAATTTACTTAATACTAAGAGTCGTATAATGAAAAAAAATTAAAGAGTAAAGAAAATGAATAAAGTACATATTTCTAAAATGAAATACACCATCAAAGGAAAGAGCAACAAAGGGTCACTAACAACTTCCATAGAAGCTTCAACGAAAGAAGAAGCTCGGACACTATATTTAAAAGAAAATCCAGAATATTCTAATATTTTGTATATTAGAGAATCAGGTAGATATAGTTATTCAACCGTTGGATATGGCATTTTTTCATTGATGGGATATTTTTATGCAAGCGGTAGAATAGAAATTTATGATGATGAAGATGAAAGTGAATATGCAATAGATGAAGGCAGTTATTGGGTGCCACTAAAAGATGAATGGAAAGTAAGAGATTTTTTTGATGATTTAGAGACTACTGACCCACTATATATTAGAGTAGGGAGTTTTGAAGATTGTCAAAAGGCAGTATCAGATAAAGTTGGTGTTGAAGTAGATAAATTAAATGATAAAGAAGAAGTTAAAAAGTTTAGTAAAAAAAGATACCAAGAATATCTGAATGGACTTGATGATGAAGAAAGAAAAAGATTAGAAGAAACTTATGGGAATTAAAATAAAGGAGATGAATAATGAATGAATTTATACAAACTCAAATTTGGGTTTGGGCTTTATGTGTAGTTGTTGCAACAATTAGTTTTATTATAGGATATTTAACTGGAAAGGAAAAAGAATGAAAGCACATACAGAAGAATGTGAAGGTTGCGTATCAACTATCGGAGAAGATATTTGTTTTGATAACATTGGAGAAATGATGGAATATCATAAAGCACAACGAAACTGGTTTGTTGCCAAATGGGAAGATTATATCTATTATCCTGTTTACCATTTTGTAAGATGGAAGTTTTGGGAACGAGTACGACCAGGTAAACTTAAACATTATTATCAAAGAGCACGATACGGACATAGCTATATGGATGCTTGGGGAGTAGATTATTTTTTAGTTGATAACCTTATTCCGTTATTAACTAAATTAAAAGAAAACCATATTAGTGTTTCAACTACATTCTTTAGAAAAAAAGATGGTGTTGATGAAAATGGAAATCCTACTGATGAAGCATGGAAGTTAGCAGAACAGCGTTTCAACAACTTACTGAATGAAATTATTTATGGGTTGAAGTGTGCGAAACGAGTTCACGATGTTGATTATGATATTAAAGAACCTGGTGAAGCAAAACGGTTGATGAAATCTGCTGAACGCTCCTTTCAACTGATTGGAAAACATCTTTTTACTTTGTGGGATTAAAAAAAAAGCTTGACTTTAATAAAAATATTTCGTAAGTTCTATCTATGAAATTAGTAGTTTTATCAGACAATCATTGTGATTATAATTTTGAAGTACCAGACGGTGATGTGTTGATTCATGCAGGGGATGCAACATTTACAGATAAACCAAATGAGATACAAGATTTTATAGAATGGATGAAAAATCAAACTCAATTTGACCACAAATTATGGATACCAGGAAATCATTCTTTGGCATGTGAAGATTTTCCATATAACATTGAAGTAATAGAAAATGAAACCAATTCCATTTGCATTCATAATAAAGAATATGAAATAGATGGAGTTAAGTTTTTTGGAACTGCACATACACCAGAATTTATGGGATGGGCTTACGGATTTAGTAAAAGACAATCGGAGATTTTTTGGGAAAACGCACCAGAGGCAGATGTAGTGGTTTGTCATGGGCCTCCAAAAGATATTCTTGATAGCCCAACTCCGGATTATCCAATGGATAGATTTGGATGTGAATTTTTTAGAGAATATGTTGAAAGAACTTCACCTAAAGTCGTAGTGTTTGGACACATTCATGGTTCAGGTGGACAAACAAAAAAAGTTAATGATACAATATGTGCGAATGTGGCAGTAATGGATGAGGATTACAATGTTGTTAGAGAACCAACCGTAATAGAAATATGAAACAAATAAATTTAATTAAAAATGGAGAAGAAATATGAAATTTCCAGAAATAAACACATTAGAAGATATGAAAGAAACCATTGAAGTTACTCAATGGAATTTAATTGAATTGGTAGAAGAATCTAAAAGAAGAGGATTCTATCAAGGAATTTGGGTTGGTATTGGGCTGATTGGTTTCTTTACTCTTTTAAGAAACGTATTTTAGTATTGAAAAAATGAAAAGAAATTGGTACGGAAAAAGAATTTATAATTCAGAGTCTAAAAGATATCATAAAATTACCGACGCTGATATTAGAAGCGAGCTGGTAAAGATGGTTATATTTATTCTTTTAGCACTAATTTATTTTTATTTTGTAATAATAGGAAAAACTGTATGAGTAAAAAGAAAACAATTTTTAATAAAAAATCCGACGCTGGGAAGGGTGACGTTCCGAGAATTGGAATTTCACAAAAAGAGTGGGATGAGCGTTGGGAAAAAATATTTAATAAAAATAATACAAGCGGAAGTAATAATGTAGGCGAAAGCTGCAGTGCTTCAGCTGAATTAGAAAAGAATAATTTTGGAAGGAGAGAAGAATGAAAGTAGGAATAGATGCATTTAACGATTTAGCTAAATCACACGATGCTCATGTTAAAGAAGTTGAGAGATTACAAAAAGAATTGGATGAGTTAAAGAATCTAAAGTTAGTAGACCAAAAAGGTGAACTATTGTTAGAATGTAGAATAGGTGATAAATATCATCAATTACTTTTGGAAGTTGGGTTGAACACTATATTAGAAAAGTTTTTAAAAAATATACGCAGTGAATATAAGGAGAAAAATGGAAAACGAAAAAGTAGTGATATGTAGTGGATACTTTGACCCACTTCATGTAGGTCATATTGAGTATTTAAAGATGGCAAAATCAATGGGCGATACATTAGTGGTTATTGTGAATAATCGTAAACAAGCACTTTTAAAAAAGACTGATGAGTTCATGGATGAAAGAGATAGATTGGATATTATCTTTCATTTAGATATGGTAGATGAGGCACTCTTATCAGTTGATGAAGATAAAACCGTATGTAAATCATTAGAGTTAGTTGCTCAGTTTAAACCACATGCAGAATTAACTTTTTGTAATGGTGGTGATAGACACTTTGGTGATATACCTGAAGCTGAAGTTTGTAGTAAACTAAAGATTAAAATGGTAGATGGATTAGGAGAAAAAATTCGTTCATCATCAGACATGACTGGATTAGTTGAGTATGATGAACCTAATGCTTTCAGAAGATAATGAAAAAAATAATATATAATATCGGATGGTTTAACTTTAGAGAAAAGATACAAAAACATTATAATGTTGCATTTGAGTCTTTTCACATTGTACAAGATTATGAATTACGAACAAGAGAAACCGACCAACAAACTGAGTTTCACAAAATATTCTATAATGCTTGGGATAATGATTCTGAGTTAAGAGAGATGTATGATGAGTTCATGGTAAAGGTAGTTAAACCATTATTTGATAATGATGAAATAGTCTATCAGGCCAAACCATCATTTAGGGTTCAACTTCCAAATAACCTTGGTGTGGGTGAATTTCATAAAGATAGTAAGTATCGTGAAGATAAAGAATGGGTAAAGAAAATCAAAGAACGAAATTTCTTTTTACCATTAACAAATGCAAAGAATACTGCAACGATTTGGGTAGAGAGTGAACCTGATAAAGGTGACTACTCACCTATGGATTGTGAGTATGGAGATTTAGTGATGTGGGATGGGGCAAATCTCACACATGGTAATAAACAAAATAAGACCGAATTTACAAGAGTATCTATGGATTTTAGAGTTATGAAGAAAATGAATTATTCTGAGACTTCCGCCGTGTCTATAAACACAAAGATACCTTTTAAGATTGGTGGATATTATAAAACAATATGAGGTTATAATGAGTGGTAAACAAATGACAAAAAAAGAATGGTTGGACGAAATGGTATTTAGAGATACCTTTGGTAGACCATATAATTTATCTGATGTTCCTATGACAATGATGACTCGTAGAGAATCATTTGAAAAACAAGGTGGAACAAAAGAAGATATTAATGAGTATTGGAATGAAAATAAACATCTATATGTAAAGGAGAAATAAGATGGCATATTTTGAAGCACAAGTTGTATTTACAGAAGAGATACCAACAAAGAATGGAGTTCGTGAAAAGAAAACTCGTAGAAGTTTTTTGATTGGTTGTGATTCTGTAAGTGTAGGAGAAGCAAAAGTGAATGAGGTATTAAAAGATTCACCTTATCCTTTTGAAGTTAAAGTAGTTAAAGAATCTAAAATAGTAGAGGTAATAGAATGAAATTTGTAGAGGCATGTGAATTACTAACTGAGATATTAGTTGGTAAGAAAAAAGAAACTCTTTTGGAAGCGAAAAAGAGAACAAGAAAAATAAAACCTAATCTTAAACCTAAAAGAAAATATACAAGGAAGAAAAAGAAATGATTTTACAATCATTACTTAGTGGATTAGTATTGTTCACTTCATTTAGTGCAAGAACACCTAATGATGATACAATCACCAAAGATGATTATGAGATTGCTCTTGGATTTAAGAGTGAGAACATTTATCTTAAACGAGATTGGGAACGAGAGTTAGGACAATCTTATATTGATGATGAGATATGGTTTGAATGGGAACCTAAGAACTTTTATTTCAAACCACAATATGTTAATAAAACATCTCGTGATTTGAAATATGGTAAGGCTGATATTCGTTATCGTAATGGTGATTATTCTTTAGGATATACAGTATTATATTCTGAGGATAAATTTGAAAGTGGTATCTCAATGGGTATTCAAAAGAAAAAAGAAATCAATGGTAGATTTTCTATGGAGGCTAAATGGGATGGTTATTATTTTCGTGATGAGTTATTAGGAATTGATAGATTTGATATGGAAGATTATGCTCAATTAAATTGGAAAATTTCTGATAAGTTGATACTTACTAATATCTTTGATTACAATGATATCAAAGGTAGAAAATATTACAAGTTTAAAGTAGGAGTAGAATATGAACTTGGCAGAAATAAAAAGTAGATTAGAAGAAGCATATAATACAGAAGATTGGAATCTTATAGAAGATTTAATTGATATATTAGATACCCATATCACAATAGGTGAAGGTGATGAAGTTTTTGAGTGGGAAGATGACCATGATGAAATTGATTAATATGGGGCCGACTGGTATTGACAGGTATTGGAAGGGATTGAGTGCAACGAGGTTTGAACAAGACCTACTAAAAAAGGTTCACTATTGTTTAATTGGCACAGAGTTCAATTACGCTTACGCTTAAGTCGTAAGCCGTCACACCATGACACCGATAATGGAATGTGGCGTCGTAATCGGTAAGACCACTCACTTCAGGTTTAGAGTCTAAATGAAATCTCAGTTAAACCATTCTGAACAAAATGGGACATGGTGGGTTGTTGGTGACTACCGATTTGGAACCAACTAAGTTGTGAATGACTTAACTTGGAAGATAGGCTGGACGCGGGTTCAATTCCCGCCGGCTCCACTAAAAAAAATAGAGGTTACAAATGGTTATAGAATACTTATTATTAGGAATATTATCACCGATAATTTTAAACTTAATGCATCTGATGGTTGGATTATATGTAGTGGTACAAAGAGGTAATGTTTTATCTTTAGGTTTTTCGGCTTTGGGTTTTCTTACTAAATCCATGGGTATGATATTTTTAGTTTACTTGGGAGTAGCAATACTACACTTAGATATTAAAATATTTATACCATTGATAACTTTCTTTTGGTTCTTTACTCATGTGGTTGAGGGATTTGTTATCCAACATTATATGAGACAGAACGAAAGTGAATACATAAAAAGTATACAAATAAAATGAATTTTAACAACATTAGAAGATATTTATACATGACTATTGTAAAGGATTTCCTTAACTTTAGGAATTTTGAAATGAACAAATTAAAACTATCAATAATGATATTAATACCAATGTTGGTATTTAATACTTTTGTTTGGACAATATTTTTTGAAAAGTATAAGGAAAATATGTTATTAATGACATCTGAACTTCAGAAAGAAAACGAGAGATTAAATTCTCTTGTAGAGGAGTTCAAATTAGAGGGAATGGAAGTGACGGTAACTATGTATCACCCTGTTAGTCGTCAGACAGATTCTACACCGAACATTCTCGCGGATGGAACGCGAATAAGAGTCCACAAGGCAAGTAAATATAAATTTATTGCGGTGAGTAGAAATCTTCTGAAACGATATGGTGGATTTTTAGACTATGGTGACTTCATTGTTCTAAAAGGTACAGATGGTAAAGATGGTGTGTATCAAGTTAAAGATACGATGAATAAACGATTTGTGAATCGTATTGATATCTTGGAATCACCTGATATCAAACCTTACAAATTTGATAGTGCAAAAATAGTAAAGACAAATTTAGTATTGAATAATTAATGAAAAAACAAAAATGGTTTTATGAAAAGTCTAACATTGCAAGTAAAGACAATCCAATCAATATAACCTATGATGAATTACTTCACAAAAGTGATTCAGAAGTAGAAGAGTGGATTGATAATTTACGAGACTATGTTATTACCCAATGGGATGAGAATGGTCAACCACCAGTTATTGGTCAGAATGAAAGTGAGATAATCAGTAATTGGAGAAAGTTATTTGGGTATGATGTTGAAAGTTTTTTTGATGAAAAAACAAAAGTAGTCAAGAACTTCAATAAGTATGCAAGTGGAGTGAATCAATTCTTTCCTACAATGTTAAAGACAAAGATTAGTAGTGGTGTAAGTAGTGAGGGTGCTACTTCTATATATGACCACTTCAAAGATGATGACCTACGAGATACATTTAAGAAGGCAATGTTAAGGTCATTGTTTAAAGACTCAATGTATACTTTTAGTTTGAGTGTTAAGGTTAAGGAAATGGGTGTGAGTAATGTATCTGATTTCTTAACACAAACCAACCAAGACCCAACTTATGGAATCATGGTGGTGAGACAAAGTGATACTAAACCTGTAGATATAGATTCACAATATCTTATATTGAAAAAAAGTGAAGTGGAAATGTATTTATCTACAGGATGTTTAACAGAACAAAACCTTAGAACAATTGGTGATGAATTAAAAGATAGTTATGAGTTAAAGAATGGTGATAAAAGATATTATCATTATTATATTAGAAAGTATAAAAGAAAACAAAGAATTTTTCCAAGTGCTCTTCAAGTATTTAGATTAGGACTTGGACAACCAGCAGTAAACTTTCCACCCTTGACCGCGAAGTTCTTGTATGAACATTTTACCAAGCATATCAAGGACTCTAATTTAATTATAAGCGATCCGTCAAGCGGTTGGGGTGGAAGAATTTTAGGTGCTATGAGTAGTGATAGAAATATTCACTATGTTGGTATTGACCCAAATCCTGATAACGAGGGTAGATACGAGGCAGTAGCAGACTTCTATAATGAACATTGTTTCAATCCAAATCCATTTTGGGGTAAGGCGGAACCTAACACATACGAAATATTTAGAGAGGGTAGTGAAGAAGTTGGGAACAATCCTAAGTTTCAGAAGTATAAGGGACGCTTGGATATGGTTTTCACATCACCACCGTACTTTAACAGAGAACAATACTCTCAAGATGAAAATCAAAGTTTTAAAAAGTTCGGTACATATGATGATTGGAGAGATAACTTTTTGAAACCAACCTTAACAACAATGTATACATATTTAAAACCTGATAGATATTTGTGTTGGAACATTGCAGATATCAAAGTAGGTAGTGATAAATACATTCCATTAGAACAAGATAGTATAGATATCGTGGAAAGTCTTGGTGGTGAATATCAAGGTATTTACAAGATGTTGATGACGAGAATGGTTGGGATAGATGCATCCAATGTAAAGAATTCAGTAATGATAAAATCACATCCACTTAGTCGTGGTGGTGATTACTTTAAGTTTGAACCAATATTGATATTTTATAAACCAAAGGAGTGACGGAAATGAAATTTAGAGATTACGATGTAGAGATACCAAAACCATATCATAATGGTAAACAATGGATTTATGATGATACACCAACATATCAAAATTTATTAGATTGTTTTATGGAAACACAAAGACCAGAGGGTGAGAAAAAAATTCGTGAACAATATGGTAACACGAGATTACGAGACCCATTTAGAAAAATAAATAAAATGGACTTACAATTAGCATTTGACCATGTAGAGGGTCGTGAGGGTCATGCATATGAAGTTGATTGGGTTGAGAACAACGATGGTAAAATTGTTGCATGTATTTTGTATTATAATATGAAGAACATAAAAACACAATTTAAAAAAATTAAATCCTTCACAGGAGCAGAATATAAATTAAATTGTAAAACCGATGCATACATTCGTGAGATTGCATGTTATCCTGGTAATGAACAACACTTATATGATTTGATAAAAAGACATGAATCAGAGGGTGGTGGTTTCTTTGATGAGGGAACAACCGTAGTTGAGTGTGATATGCAAAACAGAAGAATGGTTGGTATACTAAGAGACTTAGGTTATGAAAGAAGAGATAACTTGATTACGAGCTTTGCAGATATGTATGGTTATTGGTTCAAAGGAGAACATACAGGTGAACTTGCAAAATCACAAGAAATCTCATTACAGAGATTAGACTTAGATGTTCAAGATACAGACCCATTGATGGAACAAATCTTTGCACTACAAGAAGACTTTGCTAACCACTATAGTAATTACAACAAAGGTAATTCATGGAGTGGTATTGTGGTTCGTGGTTATGGTGGTAAAGAAGACTTTATTATCAAACCTGCCGAGATGAATCAAAAGTGGAGAAAAGAAAATGCAGAAAAGTTAGAGTGGAAAGTAGAAGATACACCACTTAGAGAAAGACTTACTGAAGTAGAGAAGTTTGCTAAACTCTTACCATTTGAACATGAAAGAATTCGTATCTTGAAATTAAGTCAAGGTGAGGGTGAACTTGAAAGACATACTGATAGACAAGATGTAGAGGCTGGTATTGGTGATGGACAATGGGCAAGACTACACTTTCCATTAAAGACAAATCCAAAGGTTGAGTTTACTCAATGGAATTGTGATGGTAGTGTTACTAAATCAAAAATGGGTAAAGGTGAGTTGTGGTATTTAGATATGAGAAAACCACACACTGCTATTAATTTTGGTGAAGAGGATAGATATCATTTAATCATAGATGTTAAGTCAGGACCAGAATTAAGAAAATGGTTAGTGGATAGTAGTTACAAATATCCAAGTGACAAACAACCAGATTGGTATGTTGATTAAAAAAAGTGAAAAAAAAGCTTGACAACAGCGGTAAAAATGTTGTATATTAAGGGTATATAAATTGGGAAATTATAAAGGTTATATAATATGAATCTAACAGAACAACAACTATTGGACAATTACACCAAGTTAAGAAACATTGTGAATGAAACATTTACAGGTGAACGACTTGATAACTTAAATAAAATGTATGACTTCTTTGAAGAAAGAATTATCGTTGCTCCCGCAAGTGGTAAACCAAATTATCACTATGCATTTGCAGGTGGTTATGTTCTTCATGTGTTACACTTAGTGGACACTGCAAGGAAGTTAACAAAAGTATATGAATCTATCGGTGCAGTCATTGACTATACTGATGAGGAATTAGTTTTTTGTGCATTACATCATGACTTAGGTAAAGTCGGTGACTTAGAACATGAGTATTACTTGGTTCAAGAAGATGATTGGAGACGAAAGAAACTCAACGAGTGGTTTACACAGAATCCTGAAATGCAGTTTATGGGTGTTACAGATAGAGCATTGTATTTACTACAACACTTTGATGTTAAAGTATCACAATTAGAGTGGTTGGCAATCAAAGTTAGTGATGGTATGTATGATGATGCAAATGTTCAGTATTTAAAAACATTTAAACCTGAACATAGTTTTCATTCAAGTTTACCTTATCTTATCCATTGGGCAGACCACATGGCAACAAGAGCAGAGTATACTGAATGGAAATACTCAGAACAGAAATCTACTGAGAAAGTAAATAAATCTGTTACTAACATCAAACAGGCAGTAGGTAAACAAGTAAAAGAAAAAGTAGAGACACAACCAAGTGCATCTGCTAAGGATTTATTTGATGAGTTATTCGGAAAAAAGTAGTATCTATAACGAAGATTGTCTTATAACTTTAGGTAGGGATTTAGAATACGATTATGTATTCTTTTCCCCACCTGAGTATAGTGAGTTGGGATTAGAACCAATTAAAGATGATGATAAATATTTTGGTTGGATGGAAGAAGTTTATAGTAAGTTTAATCCAAGAAAAAATATTGTAACAATTGTGATTAGTGATAGAAGATTTAAAAGAAAGACAATACCAAAACATCAGATTTGTACAAATATTATGAAAAATTTAGGTTATGATTTATTAAATCAAAAGATATGGGAAAAGTCAAGAGAGATAAATATGTTTAGATACAATTATGCTTTTGTTATGTCTTATGCACGAAAGAGTTTTAAATCAAAAAACACAAAATTATTTAAATATGACACATGGTATCATCCACATCATTCTTACAAAGGGTATTCATATAATATGCCTCAAGAAGTTGCAGAAAGATGTATAGAGAATTATACTGAAGAGGGTGACATTGTGTATGACCCATTCATGGGGATAGGAACTACGGCACTTGCATGTAATAAATTAAATCGTAGGTATTTAGGTTCCGAGATAGATAGTGAAACATTTGAAATGGGTATGAATAGAATTAATCAATCAACAATAGGGAGTATAGAGAAATGGTATTAGATATAATTTTTGGATGTCTCGCAGTTACATTTGGATACACAACATTTAACCTTACGAGAAAAGTAGAGAGGTTAGAAAGTTGGGTTGAAGAATATGCAGACAGAGTGATACAGACTAAGACTACACTTGACCAATTAGATTCAGAGGGTAAATTTGAAGCCGATGATGAAATCGGTGTAGTATTTGAAGGTATCAAACAAACAATTGAAGAGTTAAACACAATAACAGAAAAGGATATATAATGCCAAGAAAAGCAGCTAAAGGTTCACCAAGATATTACTTCCATCAAGGAACAGAAGATGCAATCATTCGTCATAATAAGGAAACTCGTCCTTATATGAGACAACGAATATACAATGAACATATTAGAGTTCCATTTGAAAAGTTGGCTGAGAATATCATTCACACATTTAAGTTTTATTACTTTGATGTTCCAAGTGAAGATGTGAAACACGAGGTTGTAAGTTTCTTGTATATGAATATGCATAAGTTCACAGAGGGTAAGGGTAAGGCATTCTCTTACTTTAGTATTGTTGCTAAGAATTATTTGATTCTACATAACAACAATAACTACAAACGAATGAAACAACACGATGGTGAAGAAGTTACGGATTACAAACGAGACCCTGTTCGTGAAACCGATATACTTGATATGAAGAGTGCAAAGAAAGAATATCTTGATTTGTTTGTTGAGTATTGGACAAATAACTTAACTACCGTATTTAAAAGAAAACAAGATATAGATGTTGCAAATGCAGTTGTATATTTGTTTGAAACTCGTCAAAATATTGAGAACTTCAATAAGAAGGCTTTGTATATTTTGATTCGTGAGATGACTGGTAGTAATACTCAACATATTACTCGTGTGGTTAATGTGATGAAGAAACATCATGTTAATCTTCAGAAAAATTATCTTGCTACTGGTTCTGTGGAGACACGATATACTGGTAGTTGGAATAATCTATAAAACAAAAATGGGAAGTTTTTACACTTCCCATTTTCATTTCTATCCGAATTAGTACTATTTACGGAATAAACCCACTAACACCAACAATGCGACTAATCCAGCAAATCCAGATTCGCCGAATGTGTTGATTATTTGTGTTAGGTTACCGATAACATTAACACCGAAGATACCACTTCCAAATATTACTTCAGAAATCGCACCTATGGCCACCAAAGATAACATCAAATCCGCTAGGTCATTGACATATCCCTTAACTATTGTTATGATTTCCTTCATTATTGTTTCTCCGTTATAGTCGGATTTTCACCGACAGATATAATTATAATATATATTGGACTTTTGTGGTCTCATATATATTTATATACAACGAATTTTTTGAAGTTTTAATATTTATTAATGATAACAAACAGGCAAAATTATGGTAAACGACTACGAAATATTTGAAGGTAAAACCTTATCTGATGTGTTCAAAGACATCTATGACAATTCCAAAAACAATAAAAAACAATTAGAAGTATTGATGAAAGAGGTAGTTGGGTTTATCAAAGATGGTGACACTGCTGTTCAAATCATTCCAATGTTGAAAGAATACTTAGAAATCAATGTTAAGAATGATGAACAATTGGTTAAACTCGCTACGGTTGTACAAAGAATCATGGCTGCCGAAGGCAGAGTAAGTGATGATAGTGGTAATGAATTTGGTTTAACTGATGCAGAGAAGAAACAATTAATGGATGCCATAGAAGGAGATGTTCAAGATTTACAAGACTATCAGGATAATATTATCTCATCATTATCAAAGGGTGATTAATGTCAGTAACAATAAAACTTAAAGAAACCAAAGGAACAGGTGTATCTAAAGATAAAACAGGTTTAGTTACAGCTCAAAATCAAAATCTTTTTAACAAATTAAATGAAACAAATGAATTGTTCTATGAATTAGAACCACTTGAAGTTTTAAATGTTTGTTTACAAGAAGACGATTTACCACTAAATAATGAAACTGGTGAACCAGACTATACATATTATGGTGGCATTAGAGGTAGATTTTTAATAAGTGAAGATAATTTAAATATAAGTAATTGTAAATTTTATAGACCATTAATGCCAGACATTCAAAGAGTTCCTGTAGCAGGAGAAGTAGTATATGGTTATGTAGATGGTAGTAATAGATATTATTTAGGATTTGTTCATTTAAATAATTCAGTAACTAATATGGCAAGGCCAGGTATAAGTAACTTAACAGATAATTCTGCAAACATTCCTAATAGTACTGATACATGGCATAGGTCACCGATGGTGAATCCAGATAATTATAAACCTGGTTATTATTATAAAGAAAATTTAAATATACAACGACCTGTAATGTTTGAAGGTGATACAATTGTTAATGGTAGACATGGACAAATAATTAGATTAGGTAGTAATCAAGTTGATGAAAAAGAATTATCACCAAGTATAAAAATCACTAATGGTTTTACAGGATTAATTGGTGATAACCTAAGTTCTGAATATCCTAACACAGATTTAAGTTCTATCAATATGACTTTTAATGAAAAGATAAATATTGAACTACCAATGGAACCAAAAAAAATTCAAGATATTATAGATTATGATAAATCACAAATACAAATTCGTAGTGATAGATTAATATTTACTTCACGAGATGATAGTATTGGATTATACTCAAACAATAATGTAGAGATAAGTTCAGTAAATGAGATTTATATTGATACACCTAACTTAAGTATAACACATGACTCAACAAAGATAGGTAGTAGAGATGCACAAGAACCACAAGTATTGGGACAGACTTTATATGATAAGTTGGAAGCCTTAGTAACTGCAATTGGTGGTGTTACTGGTATACCAACACCAACAGGCCCAACACCAGGACCTGTAAGTGCAGCTCCTAATTGGAGTTCAGTAACATCTGCATTAAGTGCAGTCAAAGATGCATTAAGTGAGAAACATAGAATTGATAAATAATGGCGTTTAATACATTACAAAACAATTACAGAAATAGAATGAACAATGGTCAGTTTTTCAACACTACTGATGAATGTGCAGAGTTTATTGTAAATCAATATCACTCTACTATTACGAGTGGTGGTGGTGCATACAATCAAACACTTGGAAATAAAAATGTGATTTTAACACCAATGAAGGCAGGACTTAAATCACAATCCACATCAACATTACTGAGTGGTGTTGGTTTAGGATTAGTAACTTATTGGACAGGATTATCAAATGGAGTATTCACTACAATTGGTGGAACACCACCAACATCAACATGGGAAGATGATACCTTAGATGGATTTTTATCAAATGTAGGTGATTATTTTAAAGAACATTTAGATACGGTGATATTTACTAATATAAGTAGTGGTGCAACATTTAGTGGTGTATACACGGTTACATAAAGGAGTAATAAAATGAAAAAACAAGAACTAATAAAAATAATAGAATTAGTAGTTCGTAAAGAAGTTAAAAAACAAGTTAACGAGATATTTATAAAGGAGAACAAACAATCTCTTAAGTCTCTCGCAAAAGAAACCATACAACAAAAACCTAAACCTGTTGTAAAAAAGGAAAAGGTTACCTACACATCAAATGATTCATTGAATGATATCTTGAATGAAACGGTAGGCTTATCCAAAGGTGATACCGAAGAGTATCCAACATTGGGTGGTGGTGTATTTGATTCAAGTAGAGTATCAGAGTTGTTAGGTTATGGTGATACAATGAGAGCAGGTGGTGATAAAGAAACTCAAAGAAATATAAATGCTGCGATAACTATGAAAGAAGCAGGAGTTTCTTCTGAACAAGTACCTGAATCTTTAGTGAATGCATTAACTCGTGATTATAGTGATTTAATGAAACACGATAAGTTCAAAGGGAAAAAATAATAAATGAGTGTAAGAGCAACAGATAAAAATCCTGATAAGTTTATTGGATTAAGTTTTCCATTAACAAGTAATTTGTTTTCAACTTTCAATCAAAGTAAAACATTATTGGAACAAACTAAATCTAATCTTAGAAATTTATTATTAACATCAAAAGGTGAAAGACCATTTCAACCAGAGTTTGGTTCTGATTTAACTGATTTATTATTTGAACCTATTATTGATAATCTGGATGATAGAATTGAAGAAACCATAAGAGATGCCATAGATAATTGGTTACCATATGTAAATGTTTCTAATGTGTTTGTTGTTCAAGACCAAGGTAATCCTAATTTAATACAAGTACAATTGGAGTATTTTATAGAGACTGATAGAGAATCTTTGGAGAGTGTTACATTTAATTTTAATAGAAGTATTGGAGAATAAAGATGCCTGATTATGGTACAAATAAAAAAATAATTAGTAAGGAAGTTTCTTATCTTGGTAGAGACTTTTCTTCAATAAGACAGAACTTGATTGAGTTTGCTAAATCATATTTTCCAAACACATATAATGACTTCAATGAATCAGACCCTGGTATGATGTTTATTGAAATGGCATCTTATGTTGGTGATGTTTTAAATTTCTATGTTGATAATCAATTTAGAGAAACATTAATTTTACAATCAGAAGAAAAGAAAAATATTTATGAGATTGCACAATCATTAGGATACAAACCAAAAACCGCTTCACCTGCAAGTGCAGAAATAAATATATCAATGAATGTTCCTGCAAAACAAAATAGTAGTGGGACTTATATACCAGACTTATCTTATAGTGGTGTGGTATCATCAAATAGTATATTGAGTTCAACAAGTGGTGTAGAGTTTACTTTATTAGATGATGTTAATTTTAAAGTATCAAGTTCATTAGACCCACTTATTGTAGAGGTGGTAGAACCAAGTTCAGGAGTTGTTCCTACAGAATTTAAATTGACTAAAAAATCAATTGTAAAAAGTGGTAAAAGAAAATCAGAAACTTTTACATTTAGTAGTGCAAAGAAATTTGATAAACTTGTTTTATCAGAACCTAATGTTACTGAGATTATTTCTGTTACAGATAGTGATAGTAATAAGTGGTATCAAGTACCTTATCTTGCACAAGATACCGTATTTGAAGATGAAGAAAATTCTTCAACTAATGACCCAAATCTTTCACAATTTCAAAATGACACACCCTATTTATTAAAACTTATTAAAACATCAAGAAGATTTACAACTAAGGTTAGAGGTGAAGATTTAAAAACAGAATTACTTTTTGGTAGTGGTGTGAGTGACAATCCAGACGAAGTAATTATTCCAAATCCAGATAATGTTGGTTCATCTTTAGGTACAGGAGTTTCTAAAATTGATGAAACATTTGACCCAAGTAACTTTTTAAAAACAAAAACATTTGGACTTGCACCAAGTAACACAACACTAACCGTAGTTTACAATCATGGTGGTGCAGTTGAACATAATGTGATATCAGATTCAATTACAAATCAAAATGATGTTACATTTACAATATCTGCAGATAATTTAGATTCAACTAAAAAATCTACCGCAGAAGAAAGTTTAACTTTTACAAATCCAAAACCAGCAAGTGGTGGTAGTGGTGAAGAACCAATTGAGTCAATTAGATTAAATGCAGCATCAACATTTAATGCACAAGGTCGTTCTGTAACTCAAAAAGATTATATTACAAGAGTTTATTCATTACCACAAAAGTATGGAAATATTGCGAAATGTTTTATTGTACAAGATGAACAATTACATCAACAAACTCAAAAGGTAGTTGATTCAACAACAGGTGAAGTTGTAGACCAAGTTAATGTTAGTATAAATCCAAATCCATTAGCATTGAATATGTATATTCTTGGATACGATTCAAACAAAAAGTTAACGAGTGTTAATAGAGCAGTTAAAGAAAATTTAAGAATTTATCTATCACAATATAGAATGGTGACAGATGCAATAAACATTAAAAGTGGGTACATTATTAATATTGGTGTTAGGTTTAATATAATTACAAAAAGAGGATATAATAAAAATGATGTATTGTTCAGAGCTATTCAAAAAGTAAAAGATTACTTTAATATTGATAAATGGCAAATGGGACAACCAATCGTATTGAGTGATATTGCATATCAAATTTCATTAACTGAAGGTGTGGCAAGTATTGTTCCACCTGATGTTAATAATCCAAACAAAGATATAGTTGTGATAGAAAATAAACATTTAGTTGCAGATGGATATAGTGGTAATATTTATGATATAAACTCTGCCACAAGAGATGGGGTTTTATATCCATCAAAAGACCCAAGTTGTTTTGAAGTAAAATATCCAAATTCAGATATTGAAGCTAGAGTAGTAGGAGACTTTTAATGCATTATTTTGAATATATAAAAAGAGATACAACAATTTATTCTGGTGGTATAACTGCATCATTAAACTCAGGTCATGATGAAATACTTGAAGTTGTTAAAGAGGTAAGTAACGATAGTAGTACGATTAATATTTCTCGTATATTGTTAAGTGCAGACTATTCTTATATCTCACAATCAATTCAAGATGGTAAAATACCAACCACTGCAAAATTTTATTTAAATTTATATGATGCAGGTTCAAAAGATATTGAGGCAGAACAAAAACTACATATCTATATGATTAGTGGTAGTTGGAAAAGTGGTACTGGTAAAAAGTTTGATAGTCCTGTAACAGAGGATGGTGCATCATTTAAATATAGAGACCAAGAAAGAGAACTACCTTGGGTTACAGGTTCAGTATTAACTGATGGTGGTTCATGGTTTACTGGTTCACAAGATTCATATTCACAATATAATATAAGTCAATCTTATGATTTAACCTATGATAAAAGAGATGTTAGATTTGATGTAACTGATATGGTTAGAAATCATATATTCTCAAGTTCTATTTATCCAAATAATGGATTTATAATTAAACGAGAATCTACAGGTTCATATGGAACGACTTACTCTTATAGTGGAGACACTAATTCAGATGAAGGTGGAACATCAAGACTTGGAACTTTACAATTCTTCTCAAGAGAAACACATACAATTTATCCACCATCATTAGAAGTTGTTTGGGATGACTCAAAGTGGACAACAGGAAGTTTAGCACAACTTACAGGTAGTGCATTAGATGATACCGTAATTTATTTTAAAGGTATAAGAGAAGAATATTTAGAAAAATCAATATCAAGATTTAGATTAGTGGGTAGACCAAGATACAATGATAGAGTGTTTGGAACAACACCCGAAGGTCTTACCGTAAGAACATTACCAAGTGGTTCAACTTACTATTCAATTAAAGATTCTGTAACTGAAGAAACAATCGTACCATTCGGTACAGGTTCAGTTGTGAGTTGTGATGGTACTGGTAATTACTTTAATTTAAGAATGGATAGTTTCCAAACAGAGAGACATTACGATATACATATTAAAGTAGTTAGTGGTAGTGGAACCGTAGATGAATTGATAAATTACTATAGTGACCCAGCATGGTCATTCAAGGTTGTAAGAAACATTGAGAGATAACAATGCCATATACAAAAGATGAGGCAATAAAAAATTCCGAATTATACGATAGAATTGTTAATGAGGAACGAATAGCCTTAAATCGTGAAATAGAAACCAATAGAGAACTTATGAGAATAAGTGGTTCTTATGATGCCACAAAACCATTGAGAGATGGTAATGGTGTGATATTATCCTATGAAGACCCAGATAATCTTGGAAATGCAGTTGATAAAATTTATCAATATGTTCGTGTTATCAATCAACAACAATTTTTTAACGATGAGAAATTACCAGATATAGATAAAGAAAGGGAGTTTAAAACTTTTATTTTTGAACAATTTTTTGAATACTATACTTCTGGTAGAGTAATACGACCAAGACCTGATGAGGAAATTTCTTTTAACCCACCACCAAACTTACCAGAACCTGATGAAGAATCAATAGGTGGTAGAGATGATACTTTTGGTCAACCTGAAACACCATCTGGTTATCAACCAAGAATTCCATTAAAAGAGCATTTACAATAAGGTAAGTAATGGCAGAATACGGATTTAATAAACAAGAGAAAGAACAATATTATAAACCTGAAAGGGTGTATAGTAGTTTTGGAAGAGATAGTGGAGACTATATTGTCTTAGAGGTTTACCAAAATGATGAACTTGTGCTCACAGATAAATTTAATCCTGATATCAATGCAACTGGATTTTTAGATTTAAATATAGGACAACATTTAAGAGATAATGGATTATCTGATGGTGAGTATATTGTACAATATAGATTTTTAAGAAAATTAGCAGGTAGAGACCATTTAGTAATGGTAAATGGAAATGGTGAATTATATGCAGGTAAAGTTATCACAAGAAATATAAATGATGAAACAAGATATTATACTGCACCACCACCAAATGCATCTGCACAATCCTTAACAGATAATCCACCACAAGAATTATTCATACGAGATTTAAAATATTCAATTGATAAAATTAGTGGTGATAGGACAGAAGTCGTAGTTAAAACACAAGATTTTAAAAACCGAACATATCATAGAAACTTTAGAGAAATGAATACTATAGTGAAGTATCAACCATTTCTTACTGCAGATAGTGGAGCAAATGGTTCTATTAAGTTTGATGAGAATCAACCAGGAGTATTAGTAGCAAATCTACAAGATAATGATAGAGGGTTTACACAAAATATGGTTGGTGCAGAAATAAGAATACCAAGAATATTTGAAAAAACAATCACAAGGGAATATCTTGAATCAGTATTAACAGAAATACAGGTACCAGTAGAAGTACCACCTGATTTACCACCACCAAATCCTCCACCAAGTTATAATGACCCACCACCTGAACCAGACCCACCACCTGAACCAGACCCACCACAAGATGACCCACCTGAAGATGATGGTTGGAGTGATTTTGATTATGATGGAGTTTGTTTCCATCCTAATACAAAAGTAACATTAAGTAATGGTAGACAGATTCCAATCAAGATGATGAAGATTGGTATGAAAGTCAGAACTGATAAGGGTGTTGCAAGAGTAAAGAAAGTCATAAAGAGTGAAAGAGGTTTTGGTGACTTGATGGTTAAGTATAAAAACCTTATTGTTACCGACCACCATCCAATCAGAACAAAAGATGGTTGGTTCATGTCAAGAGAGATTGGTAAAGTATATTATCAGAAACCACCTTTTAAAGTATGGAACTTAGTATTAGATAAATACCATACAATTTTTGCAAACAATATAGTTGCAGCGACTCTTGGTAAATGGAAGACTACTGAGACTAAACATTGGCAAGAAAGATTTCTTGAAGAGAGAAATAGATTTAGATGTGCACAAGCTGCATACATTGATGTTGATGCAACAGGTAATGCAGATTTAGGTGGAGGTGGTTCAGACCCATTTGCACCAGATAGTGGTGATAATTTGGGTATGTATGGTGCAAGCAATAATAACACATATCAAAATGAAGTTATTGTAGATGATATAAATCAAGAGATTTTAGGACATGCAGAGATAGAACCTTTTAGAGAGTTTATTCTAAATACACCAGTACCTGAAGGAACACAAGATTTCACAACTGAGATTGTTGAAAGTTGGGTTACAAGATTTGAAGATGAGACATTTCATTTTGATTATGTTGCGACAATTACAGAAGTACTTGATTATAATAAAGTAAAAGTAAGTTTAACATACCAAGATGCTGCAGATAATGTTGGACATGACGGCCCAAGTGGTAGAGATTTAGACCATTATGGTTGGAATGTTTTATATGAGAAAAACAATATAGAAAGATTTAAAACCTATATGGTTTGTGATAATGATTATTATTTAATCACAAATGAAAACAAAGAGTTTTTTGATTCTCAAAATGAAAAAAGAGTATTTAAATTAAAACAACCATTATCTGATGATACACAAGAATTAGATAAAGTATATTTTGTAGAGAAAAGACTACCATCTCATGTTGAGGTAGTTAGATTAATACCATTTATTGATGAAGACCCAGATGGATTGTTTTTACAATTACCTAATTTAAATTCAGTTGATAATCCTATAAACTTTAGGTCAACAAGATTAGAAACACACAATACTTTATTAGGAAGTGATGATTTACTTAATAAAGATATTGAACGAAAATTAATAAGTGGTAGTTTATTAGATATACAAGTCAACACAGAATTTAATAGAACATCAGTTGATTTAAATCAACAGAACGATGATATTGGTTTTGGTAATTTCATACATTACTCAAGTGCAGAAAGAAGAATAAGAAATTTTAAAAAGAAAATTGAGCTGATTGAAGGTTATACTAAAACAAGTCAATCATTAGAACCTATTTCATCTTCAGTAGATAAAATTACATCTGTTGAAAATCAAAGACAACGAGTAATTAATTCTTTTGACCCGTTTGAACATTATATGTATTTTGAAAGTTCTTCTTATGTTAGTTCTTCTTTAGGACAATATCATTCAAATACATGGCCAAAAACAAATTCATCTAAACCATATACATTATTACACTCTACAGGTTCCGAATCTGTAACTTGGTTTGATAATATGATATTAAGTTCATCAACATATGACCATGAAAATCCTGATAGACTTGTGAATAATTTACCTTTACATGTGGTGGATGATTCTCAAAATAATCCATTCTTAGAATTTATGGATATGACAGGACAACAATTTGATGAAATATGGACTTATACAAAACATCTAACAGATGTCAACAATAGGTCTGCGAATATTTCTGAGGGTATATCAAAAGATATTGCATCAGAATATGCAAGGTCACTTGGATTAGAACTTGTGAATGGTAATGACTTGATGATATTACCAGAATATCTTGAGGGTAAAAATCCTGATGGTTCTACAAAATATGAATCACCACAAGAAAAAGTAACAGAAGAAATATGGAAAAGACTATTAAATAACTTACCTTTCTTTGTCAAATCAAAGGGTAGTGTGAGATGTCTAAAGGGTATTTTAAATTGTTATGGTATTCCAAGTTCAATTTTAAGAGTGAGAGAATATGGTGGCCCAAGTAATCAATCAAGAGTTAGTTATGAAGTAAAAAGAAAGTTTACATATGCATTGGACTTTCATAGTTCACAATATGTAAAAACTTTATGGACAACAGATACAAATGGTTTATATCCACAAACCTTAGAACTTAGATTTAGAACACCATATAGTGCTGGTAGTTCTGGTAGTATGGTGATTGCACAAAAAGAAAACGATTGGGCGATACACTTAAAAGATAATGGTACTAATGATGATTATGGATATTTGAAATTTAGTGTTAGTGCCTCAACAGGTGTTTATGGAATAACATCATCACTACAACCATTTTACAATGATGATATGTGGAGTGTGATGTTAACAAGAGTTAGTGCAAGTGGTGCACAAATGACAGATGACTTGATAACAAGAAATGTAAAATATGAATTAACTACAAAACAATATGATGCCACAAGAGAAAAGATTAAATTCCAAACAAGTTCAAGTTTAACAACAGGACAAGGACACGCAAGTAGTAGTGCTATCAATGCAGCATTTAGTGGTAGTGGTGGTTCAAAGTTTATTTATCTTGGTGGACAAAATACAAACTTTGGTTCAAGATATAGTGGTTCTTTAATGGAATATCGTTTATGGTCAGAACCATTAAGTCAAAGTATTTTTAATAATCATGTTAGAACACCAAAATCATATAATGGAAATACATATAGTTCTTCTTATCATGATTTATTAGTTAGATATCCACTTGATAATAATGTTGATTTATCATCTACATCTTTTGTGAGTAATGTTGCAAACAAACAAAATTATTACATATCTTCACAAATGGATACATCAGGTTCTGTAAATGGATTTACATCAAATACATTTAGAAGTTTAGTTGATAAAGAACAATTAAGAGTTCCGAACATTGGCCCAAGTCGTAGAAATGCAACTAAAATTAGAGTTGAAGATACGACATTGACTGGTAATTTAAATCCTGATGTTAGTAAAGAACAATCATCACAAGATTTTGCACCGATTGATAGTGAAAAGGTAGGTATTTATTTTTCACCAGTTGATGTTGTGAATGAAGATATCATGTATAGTATTGCAGATTTTAATTTTGATGATTACATTGGTGACCCAAGAGACCAATACAAACAAAACTATAGAGGTTTACAAAAATTAAGAACTGAGTATTGGCAAAAGTATTCAAGTCCTAATAATTTTTGGGATTATTTAAGGATACTTACATATTACGACCCAAGTGTATTCACACAATTAAAGAATTGGGTTCCTGCGAGAAGTAAGGCCACAACAGGTATATTAATTGAACCAAATATTTTAGAAAGAAGTAAACAAGTAATTGGTGATAGACCTACATTCAATAATCGTTTTTATGAAAATGCAAGTGAGTATGAAGATGGTGTACCTGTGACAAGATTTATTAGTGGTTCAAAAGAGGATGCATACTTTGATATAGGTGGTGAAACACCATATTATGAAAGTGAATTAAATGGAGGATTTCATGATAATAGTGGTTCACTCGGTGCATTAGGTGAACCTACATTAGTTAAGTTGGGTGTTATAGACCCAAAAACACCACACTCTTACAATTATGCAACTGCAAGTGTAACATTTGGTGGAGAAGGTGTAACCTTTGGTGAAGTATTACAACCAGTAATTACAGGTTCAAGATTATCAGAACATAATCAAGAAAAAGTATTCTTTTATTCATCAAGTTTGAGTGCATCAAGAGGACTATATTATAGTTCTTCATTTGTACCAAGTGAACACCAAAGTGTTTATTATGATACAAGATTATTTAGGTCATTTATTGGTGGTTCTGTAACAAGAGACGATGGACAAACAAGTCATCCTACATCAAGTAAATCACCATTTATTGGTAGTGTGGCTATCGGTAGTTCTCAGTTGACTGCACAATCAAATACTATTGATGGTGGAGAACCAGTTGAAACAACCACAACAACACCAACACAATTGATAACAAAAGAACCAGGAGATTCTAAACTTAAAGTAAATTAATATAAGAAAAATTAGGTATAACACTATTTATCTATAGTAAAGTTATATCTATTCATACAGGAGTAAAATAATGGGATTTTTAGATAACACAAGTATAACCGTAGATGCCGTCTTGACTAAAAAAGGTCGTGAATTATTGGCAAGAGGACAAAACGAGTTTCAAATAACAAAATTTGCATTGGCAGATGATGAGATTGATTACAATCTTTGGGATGTAACACATCCAAATGGTTCATCTTATTATGGAGCAGTGATTGAAAACATGCCTCTATTAGAATCATTTGTAGATGAGAATCAAGTAATGAGATACAAACTTATTACTTTGAATAAAAACACAACAAAGATGCCTAAGATACAGATTGGTGTAACTTCACCAGTACCTTTAAATTCAGGTGGGGTTGCAATCATATCACCATCTACCGATAATTCTACCTTGGATGACCAAGTAGGATATAGGTTTACATTACATAATAGTGATGCAGCAACTCTTCAAGTTGAAGTAGCAGGTACAGAACCAGATACTGGTCAAACCGTAAACTTTACTGCACCATTAGATTCAACTAAATCAGTAACTATAAATGCAAAAGCTGCAAAACTGATTGGTAAAAGTTTAAATTCTGCAATCACAACAAATTTAACAATTCAAGGTCTTGGAACTGGTGTTGTATCAAATATAACAGTTGAAGTATCTGCGGCTCCAGTACTTACGACCACATCCACATCAGCGAGTTAAGGGAGATTAAGTAATGTCAGTATTTCAAAGATTTGATGAAGACAATGATGTAGTAAAAAATCAGAGAACCATTGTTTCAAGTGGTGTATTTACTGGTGGAAGTGGAACATTAACATCGTTCTTCAGTCAGTCAGCACAAGGTGCATCAACAGGTTCATATATTGATGTGTATCATCAAGACCCAACATCAGGAGCTGCAACTGCAGACACTGCAGAGATACAATTCTCATTAGGATATGCACATAGAGAAGGTAGTGGTTCGGCTGGTAATACAACTAAATTAAATAGTGGTGGAAGACAAACTGCAGCACTTTACAGACAATTTGCTAATGTTATCCTACCATCATTAACTACAAAATTTACATTTGCAAACACCACAACAGGTAGTGAAGACTTTTACTTTATATCTTTCCAAAGAGCACGACAAAGAGAAAAGATTGACCCAGGTAATTGGGAACTACACTTAAGTGGTAGTGGTAATACTGAAGGAGGAATCAAACTAATTGATGATAGTGGTGCTACAACAAACCCAACCGTAAATGAAGCAGGTAGGGTGTTTAATGTTGTTAGTGGTTCAATAAGTACAGGAACTGCAGTAACAGAAACTGCGGCAGCATCTGAAACAGGTGGTGCATATGGATTATTTTATCCTGACTTAGGAATTATATTATTACATCCACATACATTAGCAATTAATGGTGGACTTAAAACCACAAGAAGTTCAGATACATTTGATGGTAATCCACATAACTTCTTCCTATCAGTTGCGACAGGTTCTTACTTCCAAGTTCGTAGAGAAGAAGAGATTAGTTCTACTAACTTCTTCTGTAGAGTTAATAACAAAAAATTTAACTTTAGTAATAATCCTACTTTCTCAGATACAAATGGTAACTTAACACAACAAACATTTGTAAGAGACCCTAAGACTTTTATTACACAAGTTGGTCTTTATAATGATAACAATGACTTATTGGCAGTAGCAAAAGTTAGTAAACCACTATTGAAATCTTATTCAAGAGAAGCTATTATCAAAGTAAAACTTGACTTTTAGGATAATCTAATGTTTAGAGACATTGATAGAAAAAATGTTTCCATCAAAAGATTTGAAACTAACAAAACATTTACTCTCACTAATAACGATAGTGGGAGTGGATTGTTTGCAGTAAGAGCAGTTTCAAAATCACTTTACAATTATGATTCTGGTTCTGATATCATAACAACAATCACATCAGGTTCCATAACTACAAATTATTACGCCTTACCAACATGGCACACAATTAATAAAATGTATTATAAAGATGCATCTAATCCTATAGGTGTATTTGGAAATTCAAACACCACAAGTACAAAAAGAGAACTTCACACAAGTGCTTCTGTATTTAGTATTCCAAAAGATTTATTTGGAGAAAGAATTAAACCTGGTACATTTGAATTAAGTGATACTTCAAGAGGTACAACATTTGATATAAGAGATGATGGTGATGGTAATCTATATGACTTTGCCTTCTCATCAAGTTTCTCTGCATATAAATCAAGTTCTTTTACACAAGGTCAAGGTGTATTATCTAATAATAGTGGTTCACAAGTTGGTAATATATTTTATGAACATGGGATTGCAGTTGTTAATAACTCAGGTTCATATGGTGATGTTGGATTCGGTACAGGATATGATATAAAGTATAAGGCAACTCATAGACATTATGAATACTTATACGAAGTTATGGTTCCTGCGAATAATTTCAACACAAGTATGAATGTTAGTATCACTAAAGATTATAGTGGTAGTATAACATTAGATAGTACAACTCAAAGACCAGACTTATTCTTCCCACCAGGTGATAATCCAAGTGGTCAAGGAACAGGTAGTTTTAATACATTTTACAATGCTACCGATACTCAATTGTCATTCGTGACAAGTTCAGATTTTTATCCATATGTCTCAACAATAGGACTATATGACGATAAGAATAACTTACTTGTTGTAGGTAAGTTAGCCCATCCAATTAAACTAAGTGATGAATTAGATACTACATTCGTCATAAGGTTTGATGTCTAAATAATTTTTACCTTTCTTATATTTATTATTGAACTAAATTAAGGCTACACACATTATTCCCATAGTTCAGGGAAATGTTTACAAATATATATGGAGAAGACGATGATTCGTTTGATAAAAACAATGGTTATGACCATGACTTTGTTAAGTTCTTTGTCTGCACAAGAACCAATTATAAGAGTCAAACAATTAGGAACCTGGTCTACACCAGCAATGTGGTGGAAAGACTCGGTTACACAAGATTTAGATGATTTCTTAGCACAAGATGTTACTAAACCTGCACTTGATAACAACAACTTTGATATTTGGAGAGATAAAGTATTGGAGATGGAAGTTACATTAGATGATAATGGTGCAGATATCACAACATTCAGAATAGATATAGCATTTGATAACGATTTAATCACTTGGGTGGAGAGTGGTGAAACATCAGTTAATGCTTGGACACAAGGAAATTCAAGAGTTATTAAAGGTTCACACATAAGTGGTTGGACAGAGGGGGATGAAAGTTCTAATGCAGATTATTCTTTTGAAGTAGTTCATTATGCAAATGTAGGATATCAAGATTCATTGGCAGTTGGTAGTTCTAATTCATTAGTAGAAGAATCTATAACAGATAATAGATACGATTGGTTAAGAATAACTGCAGTATCTCATGGAGTTGATTCAGATAACGACGGAACCCCAGATAAAACATTTGGTGGTGGTGATGGAGTACAAAAACAAATCGTAAAATTTCAATTTTTAATCAATGATGTTGTTGATGATTTTGCACCAAGAGCATTTAGAGTTGCAACTCAATACGATGGAGCAGAGGGATACTACACATATGTTTCAGATGATTATCTTTTAGATTATAAAGTATACATTGATGGTAATTGGGGTGATTCATACACAGCACGAAGAACTTATAATGGAGCTGCTCGTGGTGATATCACACTACATCCAAAACTTGTGCAACTTGAGGGATACTTAAGATACATTGGTGAATGGATTGATACTGATAAAGATGGAACAAAAGATGTAGGTGAAGATTTCTCACAAAACAAATATGCTATGATGAAAGTTATCTTTGAGGTAGATGAAACTAATCCAGATAATCTTTCTAATTGGAGAAACATAAGAGATATTAATTATCCAACAAGTTTAACAGATGAATCTTTAAACGATGATGTTATGGGAACTTATGATGAGTATGGAACAAGTGCATTAGGGTATTATCATATGAGATATTATGAACAAAATGCAGGTTCAACATCAGACCAAAATATTCAGAATCAAGGATTTAAAGATGTAAGTTATTGGTATTGGACATATACAGATGATAAAGGATATTTCAATATATCTTTACCAAGAAACAACAGATATAAAGTATCGTTCTGGCCACCAGAAGCAGATGATGTGGTTGGTGACCATACCACTTATTTATTAGATAGAGATGCAATCACAAATATCAATGATGCGATTGCAGCATTTAATTTCCAAAGTAATAAATTTGATAACGAAACAAATATTGAGATAGAATCACCAAGTGGATATTTAGTTGGTGATGTTGATGGTGATGATAAATACCAATTAAATGATGCCTACTTCTTATGGGCATACACAAGTGGAGTGTTTGATACAGATTACACACATTATAATGGTGAAACTTATCAACAATGGTCAAGTATAGATAATTTAAATGGAACTAATGACACTTATACTTACAAACAAGATTATGATGGATTCACAAGAAACCAAAGAGGAGAGTTCAGTATCTTTGTTGATGGTGATTTAAATCAAGAAACTACAGAACTAACTACTGATGGTGGTGGTGTTATTAGATTGAATCCATTAATGAATGATGTTGAGACCAGATTAGATGTATTAAGTATTAAGGTTGGAGCAGGTAGTTCTACATTTGGAGATGATGTAAATCCCGATTATTATTTTGATGAACCAGATGGTGGAGATGGTTCTAAACAAGTAGATATTATTGGAACTACAAATGATTCAGATATCGCATATTACTTTACAGGTGATGTAAACCTAACAGGTGTTAAAGTTGATTCAAGTGGAACAGCAATAACACCAACCGTAGATGGAACAACATATTATCGTTGGGGTAATAATCCACCAAATGAATGGAGTAGAATATCTGATGGTGGTATGGGTAGAATGGCAATGAAAT